ATCACCATCGCGCGCCAGAACTCCAGCGGCGTCATGCGGGTGTTCGGCTTCTCGTGCAGAAGCGCGTACAGGCGCGACGTCCGCGCCAGCACCTTCTGGCCGTCGGCCAGCTGCTGGTAGGCAAAGAACGGCAGGCTGCTGATCACGCTGGCGCGGCGGTCGATGCACGCCCACACCGTGCTGATCTGCAGCGCGGCGTCGGCGCCGATGGCGGCCATGTCCGGCACCAGCGCCTGGGCGGGAACCGGAAACTGCTCGCCGGCGGTGTCGCGCATGGAGAGACCGCCGAACCAGCCGCGGATGGCAGTGAACAGGCTCATCAGGCGATCACCGGGGAGCTGAGAAAGTCATCGATGGCTTCCTCCTGTGGCGTCTTCGCCGCGCTGGCGTACGCCATCACCGCCGCAACCACCAGGTCGATGCGACCGGTGGCCTTGGCCTTGTTCAGCTTGCGGTTGCCCGCGGGGTCGCTGTCGGTCACGGCGTTGGCGGCGCACCAGGTGAGCACCGGGTGGCCGTTGTGGGCGACGGTGCGGTTGAGGATCGCGGTCTCGAATTCATCGAGCGCGGGCGACATGTCCTTGAAGCCCTGGCCGAACTCGATCAGCTCGGGCAGCGTGATGCCGTCGTCCTCGGCCTGCTGCTTGAAGTCGGCCAGGCGCCAGCGGTCCGCCGCGATGGACTGCACGTCGAAGTCGGCGCAGATCTGCGCCACGCGCTGCAGCACGGCGCGCTTGCTGATGGCTTGGCCGGGTGTCGTTTCGAGAAAGCCGTCGCGGGCCCAGGTCACGTAGTCGACGCGGTCGCGCTCGCTGCGCTCCTTCAGGCCGTTGGCGGCGTCGCCCTTCGGCAGCCAGCACCAGGGAAGGATGTGCCAGGGCTCGCCCGGCTCGACCGGCTCGACCAGCAGCACGAATGCGGTCAGGTCCGTGGTGCTGGACAGGTCCAGGCCACCGAAGGCACGCCTGCCGCGCAGCTGCGCCAGCGTGAATTCACGCTGGCACGGGTCCCACACCGCGGCGCTGAGCCACGGCGCGATGGCGGCCGTCCACTGGCAGAAGTTCAGCCGGCGGACGATCGCTTCCTTGGCGGGCATGCCGCGGGCCTCGGTCACCTGCTCGCGCAGGTACTGCAGGCCGGGCAGGTTGCGCTGCTGCAAGCTGGGGTTGGCCTTTGGCCAGCAGCGCTCGTCGGTCAGCGGATCGTCGCCCTCGTCGACGCCGCAGATGAAGGCGAAGAAGGCATCGTCAACGCGCTTGCCGGCGGCCACCTCGCAGCCGTAGTCGTGGTAGATGCCGCAGGGCGTGGTCCTGCCGGCGCCGCTGTTGGTGATCATGAAAATCAGCGCCTGGCGGCGGCTCTTGGTGCCGGCGCGCAGCATCTCGACCACCTGAGCGGTCTTGTGCTCGTGCACCTCGTCGAGCAGGGCCACGTGCGGCCGCGGGCCGCTGGCGCCGTCGTCGGCACTGATCGGGCGGAACCAGCTTCCGGTCTGGCGGTAGCCCAGGTTCCACACGTTCTCGCCGCTGCCGCTGGGCACAAGGCGGGCCTGCAGTTCGGGGCTGTGCTGCCACATGGCCACTGCGTCGCGGAACAGGATCATGGCCTGGTCGCGCTTGGTGGCGGCAGCGTAGACCTCGGCCCGGGCCTCGCCATCGGCGGTCAGGCCGTACATGCCGATGCCGGCGGCGAGCGGGCTCTTGCCGCTGCCCTTGGCCGTCTCGACGTAGGCCACGCGGAAGCGGCGCACCCAGCCGCCCAGCTTGTCGTCGAAGCGCTGCCAGCCGTAGATGCTGCCAACGACGAAGGCTTGCCAGTCGTCTAGCAGGAAGGGCTGGCCTTCGAAGGCGCCGCCGTTCAGGCACAACGTCTCCTCGAAGAAGGCGATGGCCCAGGCGGCGGCGTCCAGGTTCCAGCGCAGGCCACGGGCCGGAGCCTCGGTGAGGTCGCGCAGATGGCGCGCCGCGGCGTCGCGCACGTGCGGGCCGGCAATGATCTCGCCCAGCAGCACGCGGTGGGCGTACTGCGTGGCGCGGTCCACCAGGGCCGGCTTGCGCGGGGCGCGCTTGCGGGCTGGCTTGGCCTTCGGCTCGGCGACGGCGGCGGTCACTTGAAGAACCGGCTGGAGCCGGCCTGCTTCGGATCGTCGAACAGTCCGCCCTGCGGGTCGATCATCACCTTGCTGCGGCTGACCGGGTCCATGCCAAAGCGGCCCATCAGCACCTCGGCCCGCTTGCCCCAGGCTTGCTGCGCAACCAGCCACTGGTCGAGCATCTGGCTGCCCTTGTGGCTGTAGGTCACCATCTTGTCGCCGCGGGTCAGCCTGGCAAAGCGGTAGTCGGCCACTGAGTCGCACAGCATCTCGAAGGCGACAACGTCTGCCTCGGTCAGCACCTGGATCCGGCGCAGCATCGGCGCCAGCTCGCTCCAGACCGCGGCCGAGCGCTCGCTCAGGTGCGCCGGCGGCGTCAGATCGTCGAGCAGCTGCGGCTCGGGCTCGCCGCCGTTGGCGCGGTCGGCCCGGGCGGTGCCGGTCACCAGCTTCAGGGCGGTGGGCTTGCGCGGCCTGCTCATGCCGATAGCCCCCCCCTGCCGTTATGACATCCTGCGAACGAAGGGAACCTACCGGTCTGGTCCTCGGTCGGGCTGGACTTTTCACCCCCCCCCTGGGGAGCCGGCAGCGGGCGGTGCCAGGGGTGCGCCAGGTCGAGCGGCCGACCGGTCAGGCCGGCGCCGCGCAGGACACCGTCGGCGTTGTGCTCCTGCGCCTGCTTGTGGCTGTCGTGGCAGGTCTTGCACAGGCTCTGCAGGTTTCCTCGGCCGAAGAACAGCTCGACGTCGCCCTTGTGCGGGCGGATGTGGTCCGCCACCGTCGCCGGCACCGTGCGCCCCAGCTCCAGGTGCATGCGGCACAGCGGGTGCTCTGACAGCTGCGCCGCACGCGCACGCTTCCACGCGGCGGTGTTGTAGAGGTGGTGGTAGTCGGAGCGGGACACGAAACAAAGCCCGCGCACCTTGCGGTGACGGGCTTGTCGATGGGGCGGTGGCGCGCAGGAAGAACCAGCGTGCCAGGAATTTAGTGAGTTCCGATAACTCCGAAAACTCCGGCCGTTAAGCCTTGCGCCCAGCTTTGGCCGTTCACCTTGGTGCCGAACCGCCCAACGCCCGACCATTCAGCGCCATGCCGATCAGCCGCTTGGCCTCGGTCACCCGGGCCCGCACCGTCGATGCCTGGCATTCCAGCAGCGCCACCTGCTCGGCCGGCTTGGCCCGCATCAGGTAGACCACCACCAGGGTGTTCTGCAGCTTGAGGCTCAACGCTTCGATGATGGCATGCAGCTCGCGGTGCGGGGCGTTGCTGCTGGCCGGCGCCACCACCATCGTCGGCGTGGCGCCAGCCGTCGGCGGCAGCCAGCTTTCGTGCAGCACGCTCTTGGTCGGGTAGCCCACAGAGCTGCCGCCACTGGTCAGCCAGGCAGCCCAGGACAGCAGTCGCTGCTGCAGCGCATCGGTCTCCGTCGTCACAGTCTTTCTCCCATCACCCCGACAGCGCGCCCGCCCTCGGCCGCGCCAAACCATGTGCCATTGCCCATCTCGAGGCGCAACCACCGGTCGGCCTCGCCGTCGCCTCGCGCGGCCTGGATGCGCGCCCGCTCCCGGCGCAGGCGCTGGCCCCGGGCGATGCAGCGATCCACCACCGCGGCGCCGAACTGCTGCCGCAGCTCATCCACGATGGCCGCCGTCAGCGGCATGGCATCGCGCAGACTGGCCCGGCCTTCTGGGTTGCGCTTCTCCACCATCGGGACACTCGAACGGGACATTTGTCCCGGGACAGGACGCACGGGACAAACCCCCTTCGGGGGTTTGTCCCGGCTGTGTCCCGCCGCTGTGTCCCGGCTGCCTTTGTCCCGGGAAACGGGACAATTCACAGGGCAAACGGGACAATTCATAGGCGCGGAAACCACTGTTACGCCCCCGCCCGCAGGTCGATCACGATACCCTGCGCCACCTCGATCTGCCGCGCATCGACAGCGCCCTGCTTGGCCCTCCAGTACGCCTTCTTCTTCGAGTCGGCGTCCAGGCCTTCCAGCAGCGCGTAGAACTCCTTGCGCAGCTGGCGCTCGTCCATGCCGTTGACGACAAGCTTCATCAGTGCGGCGCCGCGGCCACCGCGGCCGGCCGCCTGCTCTGCGGCCTTGGCCTGGGCCACTTCTTCGTCGCTGGCCAGATGCCGCGCCACCAGGCTGGTGACGCGGTCGCCGTCGTCATCCACGGCAACATCGACCACGCTGAGCCCGAACACCGCATCGGGCATCAGCTCGCCGTCCTTCTGCTTCACGCTGGTGACCGTGGCAAGCATCTCCTTCTCGTCGCGGAAAACGCCCAGCAGGAAGTCGACGTTGCTGCGGATGGCGCTGCTGCCACGTGGCCGCTCGGTCGCCTGGTGGCCGGTGTGGTGCACCAGCAGCACCGCGCACTGCCACAGGTCGCGGAAGCGCGACCCAAGCTCGCGCAGGTAGGCCGCCATCTCGTTGGCGCTGTTTTCCTCGCCCGCGTAGGTCTGGCTCAGCGTGTCGACGATCACCATGGCCGGGCACACGCCCAGGGCCTGCGCTGCGTCGACCACGCGCCACGCATCCTCGGCCAGGTTCAGCGCGGCAGGCACCACGTAGAAGGGCACGTCGCCCCACTTCAGCCCCCGGGCCTTGTGCCAGGCGTGGATGCGCGTCCACAGGCCGGCGCCGCCTTCGGCCGCGATGTAGAGCACAGGCGCCTGCTGCGTGATGCGCCCCAGCCATGGCAGGCCGTGGACCACGTGCAACGCAGCGTCCAGCGCGATGAAGCTCTTGAACGTGCCAGAGCCCCCGAACAGCATGCCCACGCTGGCCGCGGGAATCACGTGCTTCACCGTCCACCGGACGGCCTGGGCCACCTCGCGCAGCTGGTCCAGCCGCAGAAACGGAACCCGCGTGCCAACACCCTTGCGCAGCCCCTCGGCCCGAGCCAGCAGTGCGCTGATGCGGTCCAGCCGATCACCAAGGCCCAGCCCGGTCTGCCAGCTCAGCGCCTGCACCTCGCTGCTGGCGCGGATCAGCTCGCGCTCGGCGTAGTGCTCGGCCACGATCTCGGCATAGCGCCGCACGTTGCGCGCCGACAGCGCGGTCTGGCCGATCTCGTTGATGTACTGCAGCCCGCCGGCCCGGGCGTCCAGCCCCTGCGCCACCAGGCGCGCATGCACGGTCAGCACATCAGCCGGATGCCCGGCCTGGATGATGGCCACCGTGGCATCCCACAGCAGCCGGTGCTGGTCGAAGAACAAGCTCTGGCTGTCGATCAGGTCGCTGACCACCGCCAGCGCCCCGTTGTTGATCCACAGCGCGCCCAGCACCGCCTGCTCGGCCTCGGCACTGTGCGGAGGCTCACGCTCACCCTGCTCGATCGGCGGCTCTTCCATCAGCGTCTGGTCACGCATCGGCGTCTGCCAGCTCAGGGAGCGCCTGCAGCCCGGCCCAGGCCATGATCAAGTCGATGCCGGGGGCGCTGCGGGCCCGCTCGTCGACGGCACGCACCGCCCTCGCGTACACCGGGACCGGCCGCTTGACGCCAGGCACGCGCACGCTGTGCGTCTTGACCGCATCGCCAGCAGCGCACATGTAGTCCAGTGACCGTCGCGTCATGCCGATCGACCAGCCCGTGCGCTGGGCCAGCTGCTTTGTGGTGCCAGGGCCATCGACCAGGGCCGCGGCCAGGGTCACGCGGATCTCGCTTTGCGGGCGCACCGGCGTCAGCTCCCCACCGACTTCAGCAGGGCGCGCAGCTGCGCCAGCTTGTCGCTGTCGCAGCTGATGCGCTCGATACGCTGCTCGACCTCCAGCGCCACGTCGTCGATTGCCTCGGCCAGCGCGGTGAACTGCACCGCCATCGACCGCACGCTCGTCGACAGGCTTGCCAGCTTGGCCAGCGTGTCCGGCCCACCGGGCGCGGCGCTGGCCGCGGGGGCCGGCTCCGGGCTAGCCTGCGCCGCGGCAGCCGGGGGCGCCTGCGGCGGCGGCGACGGAACGACGGCCAGCTCGGCGCGCTCACGGGCGGTCACGCGGATGAAAGTCCTGGGCTCGACTTCCTTGAGCAGCCCGCTGCGCGTCATGGTCGACAGGCAGCCCAGCACCACGTCCGTGCTCAGGTTGCGACCCGCACGGTTCAGCTCGGCGACGATCTTGTTGATGGTCCACGGCTCTTGCTTCGGCACGGCGTCGAGCACCTTCCTCGCAATGCCGTTGACGGCCTGTTCTGCCTGCGTCAGGCGTGCTGGGGTCATTGGGTCAATCTCCATCGCCCTCAGGGCGTCGAAATAGCCTCGGCCGTAGGCGCGGCGCACGGCTGTCTGCTTCGGGCTTGCGTCCATTCGTCAAATCTTCACGTCAGGCGTTCACCTACACCGCACAGGCGATGCCGCTCATGCAGCAAGCTATGCGTGAATCAGCAAAAGGCGCACGATGCTTGCCATGCCCCTGCCCCTCGCGCAAAGAAATGGCCCGGCCAGCAGTTGCCGGCCGGGCCCAAGCACGCGGGCCCCCTGGGCAGGAGGAGACAGGGCCCACCGGGTAGGCCGGCACCGGTGCGTGCGGCTCCAACAAGGAACGGGGCGGCCGCCCTGCCTGCGCTACGCTGGGTGTCCCCCCGACAACCCAGCAAACGCCACAGGAGGGCGGCCATGAAACGCGACATGGATGTCGTGCGGCAGATCCTGCAAGCCACCGAGGATCTCGACCACGAAGGGCAACTCACGAAGCTTTCAGGCGTGGACCAACACACCTTCGTCCACCACGTGATCCTGATGAAGGAAGCAGGGCTGATCGAAGCGCAGGCCATGGCCGGCAGCGGGTCGATGGCGAACTTCGCTCGCGTGACGCGCCTGACCTGGGCCGGCCACGAGTTTCTGGACGCGGCGCGCGACGACACGCTGTGGCAGAAGGCCAAGACGAACGTCATGCGGCCAGGCCTGTCATTCACCTTCGACCTGGTCAAGGAATGGCTCAAGACCGAAATCTCGCAGGGCCTGCCGACCCTGCGGAGCGTGAGCCAGTAGCCGCACCAGGTCAAGTGCCGCGGCAGCCTTGCCGGCCTGCACGCCTGGCAGCGACACCAGCTCGGTGGCGTACACCGCCGGGCGATACATGCCAGCCTGCTGCAGCAGCATGTTCGCCATCGAGGCCACAGCAACCATCAGCGCCTGCACGTCGCCGGCAGCCAGCTGCGCCAACAGCCTGGGATCAAACGGCGGCGGCGCGGCAACCGCTGCATCACGCTGCATGCTGCGCCTCCGGTTGCGCCTGCCGAAGCGACGCCGGGCACACCCACCGCCGGCTGGCGGCGCCGATGTTCGTCATGTCCACCGGACCGGTGCATTCGCCCGGCCGCCTGGTGCAGCGCGGGCACGTGGGCGGCTGGCCGGCGTCCTGCTTCGCCAGGAAGACCTTCAGCCGGCCCACATCGACCTGCAGCGCGGAAGCCGCGAGCGCGACGACAGTCGGGTCACGCTGCATGCTGGGTCTCCGACTGGTCAGGCGTCCGCGCATCCGCGATATCACTCGTCGCGGGCTCAGGCAGGCCGCGATCTCGCAACATGCCCAACAGCTTGAATGCGAGGCTGGCCCGCGGGTCCGTTGTGCGCCGGTTCAGCATGTCGCTGACCGTCGATTGCCCACATTTGCAGGCCTCGGCGATCTGCGGTTGCGTCATGCCACTGGCCACCAACGAGGCGATGACGGCCGACCAATCGATAGCTTTCATGTCGGCACCATATCGGTTAACCGGCTTTTTTGCAATCGGTCAAGCGGTATCGGCTTTCCGTAGCATCTCCGCATGACCACGGAATTCGGCCGCCGCCTCAAGCAGGCGCGCAAACATGCGGGCTTCACGCAGAAGCAGCTGGCCCCGCGCGTGGGAATGTCTCAGAGCAACTTGTCCGAACTGGAGACCATCGCTCACGAGTCTGGCAAGACTCCCCAGCTCGCCGAGGCTTGCGGCGTCAACGCCTTTTGGCTAGCGACCGGCGTAGGGCAGATGCTTGACGAAGCTTCCACCGTGATGAGGGAGCCGCGGCCTAGCTGGGATTTCGTACATCCCCCCGAAGGGGGCACCGGATCGCGGGGCCGCGGGATGTCACTGGCTCAAGAACTGAGCCTGCGAAAGAACTCCAATGAACCAGTGGTTCTCGATTGGAGTCAGACATTGATTGGCGATCTTCCGCCCCGCTTTTCTCTCACCATCTTGGATGACTCGATGGTGCTGCTCGACCCCCCCCCCAGCATGCGCCCCGGTGATTTGGCCATCTTCTCTCCAGCAACTTCGGCCACGCCCGGGGCCATCGTTCTTGTCGCTGACCAGCACGACAACGTCTACATCAGGCGGTACGCGCAACGAACGCCAGGCCGCTGGCAGGCCATTGCACGAAACGACGCATACCAGTCGTTGGACTCTGCGGCCGACCAGCTGCGCATCCTGGCCGTGCAGGTCGGCGGGCTTTGGGCCTGAAGGCGGTCAGCTGACGGGGATCAGCTTCTCGAGCCGAAGAGCTTTTGCGTCGCGGCTGATGACGCACATGGTGAGCCGAGTTCTTCCAGCAACGGCGTAGCGCGCCCCGACGGTATGCGTGCCGTCCGGGTTGTCGACGATTTGCCAGCCTGTTGTGTCACCCCAGATGGCATCGCGCGCTTCTAGCTGCACCTGCTCGATGAAGTGCCGGCACGCATAGCGCAAGCCCGCGTGCGGGTTGGTAGACGTCGCCTCTTGCGCTGACGGCCCACACCCAAGTAGCGCCCATGCCAGCAAGAACGCTGGCGCTTTCCCGATCCGCATCGCCTGATCCTCCCAGGCAGATCAAACCACGCCGCCGCACTTCTCGCAAAAATCGGTTTACCGATTGACAGTAAAACCCGGTAAACCGATACTGAGCCTCGTACCCCAAGAAAACGCCCATCGGCGGGGGCAGCGAGGCGGCAGATGACCATGCGATCCAGCAGCAGCAGGAACGCAGCGCCGGCAACACAGTCCGGCCCCCAGTTCCTGGCCTACCCGCGCAGCCCCTGGGACGTGCGCTTGTGGCAGGTGATGCATTGCCGCCTGCCAAGCGCCGACGCCGACACGCTGTGCGCGGTCGATGACTTCGGCACGCTGGTGGTCACGCACCGCCGCGACCCGGCCACCCTGGAAGGCATGGGCTTCAGCCGGGTGCAGGCATGAACCCGCGCCTGCAACGCCAAGCCGACGAGGCTGCGGCCGCTCGCGCCGCCGCCCTGGCCCGCGCCGCCCAGCAACAGGCTGCGGATGGCGACAACGTCGTGCCGCTGCACCAGCGGCGGCAGGGTGACGGCTTTCCGCCGGTTGAGGACAGCCTGAGCCCTGGCGCGCAGAAGCTGGCGCTGTTCCTGGCCGGCTTCGCCGTCGGCTGCATCCTGGCGATGGTGCTGGCATGAGCGCCATCACCCACATCACCCAGCGCGTGCGCCGCGCCCTGGTGCTGCACTGGCTGCACAGCCGCCACGCCCAGCTGGTCGAAGGCATCACCCACATCGAGGCCGCCATGCGCGCCGACGAGGCCGTGGTGCAGGCCATGCGCATGGAGCTGCGCCAGGTCACGCAGCGGCTGGACGCCGCCCTGGCGCCGCCGCCTGCCGCGGCGCCACAGCCCAGCGACATCTTCAGGAGCCCGTTGTGATGGCCAACGCACCCACACAGCCGGCCGCGCCCACCCCGGCCGAGCCCAACACCCACGCCGGCGGGCTGACCCCGGCCCAATGGGCCGCGCTGGCCACAGCCCATGACGACGACTGGTGGCTGGACCTGCTGATGCCAGCCCTGCTGACGGCGTGCATGCTGACCTACGCCGTGCGCCGGATGGGCCTGCTGGACTGGCTGCTGGCATGAGCGCCATCACCATCACCGGCCGCCTGGCCGCAGACGCAGAGGCCCGGCGCACGCGCACCGACCAGCACCTGCTGATGCTGCGCATGGAACTGCCCGCGCCAGCGGGTGGCCGGCCGGTGGTGGTCCGCGCCACGCAGGACTTCGGCACCGGGCCCAGCGCGGCCATCGCCTGCCGCAACCGTGCCCACCACCTGCGCCGCGGCGTGCGCGCCACGCTGGGAGCCAACGCCATCAGCTGGCAGCGCGGCACCGCGCTGCTGGACGGCCTGCACTACGTGCACACCCCTGACCTGACTGCGGCCCGCGAAGGCCTGACCACATGACCATGACCACCATCGCGCCCAGTCGCGACCCGCTGGTGCTCGGCCTGACCGGCCGCGCCGGCGCCGGCAAGGACACGGCCGCCGACTTCCTGTGCGAGCACTACGGCTTCGTGCGCTGCAGCTTCGCCGCCGCCCTGAAGGACATGGCTGCCCAGCTGCTGGAAGAAGCCGGCCTGGACCACGCGCACATCTACGAGGCGGGCCTGAAGGAACAGCCCATGCCCGGCCTGCACGGCGTGAGCGGCCGGCAGCTGCTGCAGACGCTGGGCGACTGGGGCCGCGCCCTGCACCCCGACCTGTGGGTGACGCTGGCCGCCATGCGCCTGGGCCTGGGCCCGGGGCAGGACGCAGCGGTGCACGACCGCATCGTGCTGACGGATGTGCGCTTTCCGAACGAGGCGCGCTGGCTGGCCGAGCGCGGCGGCCTGCTGGTGCGCGTGGTGCGCGACCACGCCATACCGGTGCGCCAGCACGTGAGCGAGGCCCACACCGACACCCTGCCCGCGCAGCTGACCCTGCCCAACGAAGGGCTGACGCCGCTGGGCCTGCAGGGCCTGCTGGCACACCTGATGGCCGAGCTGGGCGTGCCCGAGACCGAAGCCCTGCCGGGCTGGGGAGCGTTGGGATGAGGTACGCCCCAATGGCATCACTGGCCAACCCGGTGGCGAGGGCGGTGCAGCTGCGCCGCATCGAGACCACGGTGCGCGACTTCACCATCCGGCTACACCTGCTGGCCGATCGCGAGTACGTGGCCGCCGATGGCCTGGCCGTGGCGCGGGCGTTGATGGTGGGCTTCGAGTTGATGGTGCTGGCCGGCAAGGCCGACAGCCCCGACGCCCGCGTGATCGGCGGCGCGACCAGCGCCGTGGCGCAGCTGGCGCAGCGCCGCTGGTCATGGCGGCGGGTGGATGCCAACGCCATCGACGCCGGCCTGAAGCGCGCCGCCGACCAGGTGCGGGCCGCCAAGCCGGGCGACCTGGACCGGGCGTGGGCCAAGGTGGAAGCACTGGGCCGCGAACCGGCTGGGGGTTTCGCATGAAGCAGCCCACGCTGGATGACATGCTGGCGCAGTGCGTGGAAGAAGGTGAGTGCCTGCTGTGGCCCGGCCGCGTGACCAGCACCGGCCACCCTACCTACTGCGGCCACGGCATGCGGGTGCTGGTGCGGCGCGCCGTGTTCGAAGCGCTGCACGGCTGGCTGCCCGAGGACAACCGCAGCGTGGTGTCGACCAGCTGCAGCAGCCCGCTGTGCGTGAACGGCGAGCACCTGGTGTGCGTGAGCCGGTCGCGCCTGGTGGCCCGCAGCTACAGCCGCCGCAACTTGGCCGCGGAATACGGCAAGCGCCAGGCTGCCCTGGTGCGCGCCGGCAAGGCCAAGCTGAACCTGGAGACGGCGCGGCAGATCCGCTGCGACGAGCGCACGCACGCCCAGATAGCCGCCGCCCTGGGCGTGAGCAGCAGCCTGGTGGCCAAGATCCGCCAGGGCCAGATCTGGCGCGAACCGGCCGGCGTGTTCAGCGGGCTGCTGCAGCGATGAGCACGCCCGCCGCCACCGGCATGCAGGCCGCCACCCGCCGTGCCTTTGGCGAGGCCGCCTGCCACCTGCGCACCGACGCGGGCGGCCCGCGCTGCGGCCAGGTGGCCGCCAACGGCCGCGGCTGGGCCCGCACCCACTACACCGCCGACCCCGCCCGCGTGACGTGCATGAAGTGCCGCCGCGCGATCGAGGCCAGCAACCCCACGACCTGATCGCGAAGCCCGCGGCGAACGGCGGGCATGACTGGAGAGGACCCACGTGGCAAGACCCATCACCGACACCCTTCGCCTGCTGGACGAAGGTGCATTCCTGGACCGCTGCAGCGACCAGATGGCCGCCCTGGTGCGCGGCGTCGAAGAGACCGGCAAGGCTGGCAAGCTGGTCATCACGCTGGAGGTCAAGCGCGGCACCAAGGGCGCCATGCTGATTCGCCCCGACAGCGCCGTGAAGGTGCCCGAGGCCAAGCTGGAGCCGACCATGCTGTGGGCCACCGCCGACGGCGACCTGACCGTCGACAACCCCAAGCAGCAGAAGCTGGACCTGCGCCAGGTCGATCCCGCCACGGGCGAACTGCGCACGCTGGGCTCGGCGCCCAGCGCCCCCAACACCGAATTGCGCACCGCCGGCTGAGCCGGGGCGCACCCATCCCGCAACCCCGAAAGACTCGCATGACCGAACCCGTGACCAACATCGCCGCAACCCTTGCCGAAGTGCTCCCCAAGGCCAGCCTGGTCGGCGCCCTGGACAAGAGCAATGCCGACGGCGTGAAGCTCTATGCCGTGCCCAAGGGC